GCGGGAGCCGGTGGCGTCCTGGCTAATAAAGATGCTGCCGCTTTGGCCGGCTGCGATGTTGGTGGGGTTCGCCAGCGTGCGGTTGCCAGCGAGGGTCACGGCAAAATTGCAGGCCGCATCAAAATCCGGGGTGATTGTGGCGCCGTCGGTGAGCGTGGCAATGGTGGCCGTGGCGCTGAGCACCGTCACCCGCCCGGATGCTGCCAGCACGATGTTGTTGCCGCTGGCGCTGGGGTTCTTGAGGTTGGTGGTGGATAGGGTGCTCATGATCAGCCCTCCAGAAGCAGGTTGATAGACCCGGCATCAAAGGTGTCGGTGCCGTTCACGGTGGTGATGCGGACGCGATCTAGGGTGCCGGATAGGGTAATGCTGCCTCCGCCAACATAAAACAAGGCACTACCAAGCGAATGATTAGAAACCCAAGCATTTGAAGATATATTAGAAATTATCATTGAACCATAAATAGTATCTGTTCCAGCACCAGTTCTTATGTTAAAGCCAACAGTTACCGATGTTGTACCAACAGCAGAAGCACCCGAAGATGATGAGGCGGTATAGCCTGTAGCTACTACGCCGCCAGAAGTACCTATTTGAACAAGAATGTTGCTAGTGCCGCTAACACTCACCCCGTTAAACATCACCGTCACCCGCTTCACCCAACTCGGAATCCCAGTGAAGTCGATGCTGGTGCCGCTGGTGCTGTTCTGCGCGGTGGCAAGCGTCATCCGCCCGCGATCAGCAAAGCTCAGGGTGCCGCTGCCGTTGGTGACCAGCGCCTGATCGGCGGACCCATTACCAGTCGGAAGCACCAGCGTGTTCGATCCAGCCACCGCCGGAGCGTCGATCTCGGTGTAGCCCGATGTGCTGCCGTTCAGCCTAAGCGTCATTGGTTTGCCTCCAGGGCGGTCTTGATTTCGTCAGGGGTAGACGCGCCTTCGATCACGTCTTGGATCAGGGCGTACTTATCGCGGATCTGCTGGCGGGCGTCTTCCGCTGCGGTGGCATCAGCACCAGGGATTTGCTTGGCGATCACCTCGTCGTAGGGGGCGAACTCCTCAGCGCGTTGCTGGCGGCGGAAGTCGTGCCCCAGGGCTTTGCACTTATCGAGGTCGTGCTCGATGCAGCAGTCGCCCATGACCCAGGCATTGCGGAAGAAGCGGTCACTAGGAATGGCGTCAACATCGACGATTTCGTAGGCAACGCCTTCGGGTACATCCTTGAGAGCCAGTTCGACGGACTCGGTTGGGATGATCACCGCGACGCCGCCTTCAGGTGTGGGGTAGATGATTCGGTTCATGGTGGTCATGGGTTAGCGGAAGATGGCGACATAGACGTAACGCGAATCAGCAAAAGCAGCAGTTGTTGAGTTGAGGTTGTTTATCCGTGCAGATCCCGAAGCCGGACCAATGTCACCAGCTAAATTGCAAACATAATTTGCAGTGCCATTATCGTGTTCTGATGTGCACAGAAGGCCATAATTCGCATCCGCCAACGCATTTGTAAAGTTCACCGTATAGTCGCCCGTCCCGTTATCCGTAATGCTGCTCACGTTGTAGCTGGCGCGGATCGCCACGGTCGAGGTGCCGTTGAAGTTCACCCACGCTTTGCAGGTCGTACCGGTCAGCTTGGAATCGGCAATCGCAGCACTGGCATTAACATCAGCGTCAACAATCGCGCCGCTGGCAATCTTTGCGCTGGTGACAGCATCTGCCGCAATGTCATCCGTGGTGATCACGCCATCGGGCAGGCCGCCTGCGCTGATGCCAGTGATTGTTCCAGAGCCGTTGATTGCGATTGGCATGACTTACACCACCACCCAAGAAGCGCCCGAGGGCACCGTAACGGTCACCCCAGCGTTGATCGTGATCGGTCCGGCTGACATGGCGTTTTTGCCCGTGCTCAAAGTGTAATTGGTAGTCACCGTCTGGCCATTCTCGTAGAAAATGTCATCAGACGATCCACCCGTTGCACCGCCGCCGATGGCGCCCCAGGCGCTGGCTTTGTAGCCCTCAAACTGGTTGAGGGTGGTGTTGTACCGGATCATCCCGTTGACTGGGGTGCCGGGGCGTTGGCCGGTAGTGCCGTCCGGCAGTTCCAGTGCCGTAGTCGTGGCAAGGATGACGTTGCCGGTGAAGGTCGCACCAGCCAAAGACGCCAGGCCGAGATTGGTGGAGGCCAGCGTGCCAACAGTTACGAAAGCCGAGTTCGCAGCATTGCGGATCTTGAGCAGGCCGGTGGTGGTATCTGCCCAGAGCTGGAAGGCGTAAGTGGTGGTCGGTGCAGTGGCGCCGCTATTGATCGTGGCGATTGCAGCAAGGGCACCGTTGAGGTCTGAACGGACTGCCGCCCCTGTGCCGTTGGATATGACGTAATCGTGCTGAGCCACGAATCAGGCGTCCTTTAATACAAGAAGTTTAGCCCTGCCGTCCATATCCGGTTGCACTCCATGTGAAGTTGCGGGTGACGGGACTACCGCCGGAGTTGAAAAAGCTGATCTGGAAGCCGGTGCCAGTCACGTTGGAGATCTGGAAGTAATCGCCGGCCTGCAGGTTTTGTGCCGTGACACCGACGCTGGGCAGATAGGCGTTTAGGCCGCCGATGCTGGCCGTCCCAGTGAAGAAGGGGTACGGAAAAGTCACGGCGGTGTTGGTGGTGCCGCTGACTGCAGCGTTGCTTTGCTCGGTCCGGCGTTGGACGCTGGCGAGGTAGCCCAACTCATCGACGAGGATGTTTTCGGCAACGTCGTTGCTGGTCAGCGTGGTGCGGAACTGGAAGCCACGGCCACGGAAGGTGCCATTGACGAACGGCTGCCATGCGTTCCAAGTCGGCGTGCCGCTGGGGTTGTCTGTGGTGCTGCGGAGTTCGAGGATGGCGTTCACCGCGTCGATCACGCCGCCGTCCCAATCGCTCCAGTCGTCCACTTCGGCTAGGCGGCTGTCGATCAGATCGCTGGGGAAATAGCCACGGGTGACGAAGTAGCGGCTGAAGTCGATGGAGAAAGTATTGCCGAAATCGACCGTGGTGGCGAAGTCGTAGGTGCCGGAAGACTGCACCGAACCCATCACGTCGAAGGTGGGCAGCAGATCCACATCGGGCACGTCGTCCAGCAAGTCCGAGCCATCCAACGTCAGGGCGTCAAACTCGTCGCTGTAGAAGGTGTTGGTGCGCGTGCCTTGGAAGGGCGGCACATCTTGGTCTTCGCGCCGGTTGATCAGCGTGAGGGGTGCCAGCGTGTCGGGCAGGTCGATGATGATGCTGGTCTCGCTGGCACTCTGCCGGCCTCCGTCGTCCTCAAACTTGACCAGCACCTCGCCTTCCACCAGCGGGATGATGGCCTCGGTCGCGCTACCGGATTTGGCGGGGATCAGATCAACGCTGTTGCTCCAGCTCGCGCTGCCATCCGTCAGGTTGCTGTGGCGGATGTGGATTTTGCCGCCAACCTTTACGTCAAGGTCTACGGTTTCGTCCCAGCGCAGGCGGCCGGAGTTGGCATTGATGGCCTCGAAGCTGAGGTTTTGAACATTGCCTGGAACGGCGGTTTTGCCGAGAAGCTGGAATTGATCAGTGGCGATTGCACCACCCTTGTTGACATAGTTGTACGCCTGAATTTGTACGTAAAGCGTTCCAGGGTGCGTATTGAGGATCTTGATTGACGGCGAGGTGGTGTTGACCTGCTGCCAGTTGTCGTTATCGACGCGGTATTTAACGCGAAACTCCGAGACGCGATCTTTGGGGCTGATCCAGCTAAGGGTGAAGCCGGAAAAAACGCTTTGGCCGTCTTGGTATAGATATTCAGTGCCGTCAATGCTGCTGACCGCATCGGGCGGGTCGCTGAGGTTGCTGATGTCGCGGGTGGTCAGCGTGTTGTCGCTTTCAATCGCGTTGTAAATGCTGCTGTTGTATTGCAGGGCGGTGACGCCGTAGATGCCGTCGTCCGATTCGGCGACGTTGAGGACGCGGAATTGCTGGGATTCGATGTCGTCGGTTTGGATGAGCCAGATGGCGTTGGCGTTGGGTGCTTCGCTAAATGGGTTGCCGACCGTGATTGTGCGGTCGCTGATGGATTGGATTGGGCGGAGTTCGACGTTGCCGCTGGGCAGGATCACCGAAATGCGTGGGTTGCTTGCAAGGTTGACGGATAGGTTGCTGCTGGAGTCAACCGTGATGGTGGTTGTGGTGGCAGAACTGACGCGACCGCTGCGACGTGTACCAGCCTTCATCGGGTCGGCAACGTCAATCACCATGCCGGGGCGCAGGATGATGCCGCTGTCAATGGAGACCGAGAAGGTGACGGTTTCGGTCAGGTTTTGTTCACTCAGTAGCGCCCATTTACCAGCACGGTGCGCTTGGCCTTGGCTGTAACAACCGAGGGCTTTGATGTCTTTGTTGATGATGCCGTATTTGGCTACAGCGTCTGCGTCTTCGACGTACTCGTACTCAACTTCGCCGAGGGTGTCGTAGGACTGCCAAGCAACAGTTGCGACGCTGTGGCGTGCCTTCTGGGATGATCCGCTGTAATTGAAAACGCCATCAACAACATTACTTGGTCCGAGCAGATATTGCGAGTCGGTCGGTTTGTCTTGCTGGAGCACCAGCGAGCCGGCGCCGTAATACGCGATGCCACGGAACAGGCTGGTCATCTCTTGGATGACGTTGTAAACCTCGTCGCGGCTGTTAATTAGTAGGTTGCAGGAGAAGCGTGGTTCCAATCCGCCTTTGCCGTCGTCAACAAGGGCGTTGCAGTATTGGCTGATGGCGTAGAAGTCGTAGCGATCCAGGCTGCTGGTGGGGATGCTGGCGCCGTA